ATCTCCTCAAGATGTTTTTCGTGTAGAGTGATTTTCTCCTGAACTAACTTAATAGAATATTCTAGCTCAGTCATTTCTTCTTTCAAAGTCATTGAACGGTCTTTAAGTAAATTCTTCATAACAGAGAAAATACCAATGTCCAGAATATCCTCAATGATAACTCTACGGTCATTAGCGGACAATTGCATAAAGGGAACAAATGATGCTGAACCTAATACTACAATCTGTGTAAATGATTTAAAGTTTAGTTTCAGAACTTTGTCTTCAAGATACTTTTGATAATCAGTGCTCTTAGCATCTTGATTAATGATATTACCATTGCTATAGATTTCAAACAATGCTGGTTTAATACCTCTGCGTATCTTCCATTCATTATTACCAATAGAAAACTCAATCTCTGTAATGAGTTCTTTCTCATTTACAGTATTCATCAACTGACCTTTATTGATTTTCTTAAAAGGTTTGCCGAATAAAGAAAAGGTGATGGCATCAATCAATGTTGATTTGCCAGCACCATTTTTACCAACGATTAAAGTCATTGGGTCTTTATCAAGTTTTACTTCTAAGAAATTATTACCAGTTGCTAAGAAATTCTTCCATCTAACCGTTTTCAACTTAATCATTCTGTAGTATCCACATTAAGGGCTTCATCATAAATAACCTGTAATAGTTTTTTTATCTTTGTTTTTTCATCATCTTGTGTATCGTCCGTTGACATACCATCAACATATTCTTTAAGAAACTCTGATGTATTACCTATCTCTATGTCAGCTTCAGTATCATCATTATACCGCATAGTGTATTCAGACAAGTCTTCAAGGATGGTTAAATCTGTCAACTCTGATTTATATAACCTATCAACAAAATCTTCAAACTGATTCAGCTTAGTTTTATTCTCTACAATTAGTTTGACTATTTTATTCTTATAGTATCCAGCATCTACTTTTGAATAATCTGTATTTTCATCATCATAATATATTTTCTCAAACAAACGAAAACGATTTCTGATATATTCTAGCTGCCTGGTTTCAGTATCAAATACATGAAAACCTCTAGGGTCATCGTAATCACTCCAAGTTATTTCATAAGGAGCTCCAAGATAATGAATATTATCTTTACTTGATTTGTGATGATAATGTCCTGAACAAACCATTTCATAACCTTTGAACAAATCTTTAGGAATACCAGCTTCAGCAGTATAACCTTTATACATTGCAAAACCAGCAATTTCTAAATGTCCTAGTGCAATTTGTGATTTAGAGTTACTGATGAACTTAATTGTTTCATCATAATTCTCTGTGTTTATCCAAGGAAGCAAATCAATATCAATAGCACCAACATGGATAGTTTCGGGTGATGCATATGTGCTGACATTATCATAGTGACCATAAAGTAATTCAGAACTATTTACACTATTGGTATTTCGATAATATGTAGAATGATTACCTACGATAGAATGAAGCTTAATATCACGTTCAAGAAATACATCAAAATAAAATTGACGAACTTGATTGAGTGTATTAAAATTTACAAACTTCCGTCTATCAAAAGTATCGCCAAGGTCAATAACATTTTGAATATTATTCTCTGACAAGTAAGGGAAAAACTGTTCCCGATAAAATGTCTCAATGTAATTTAAAAAGTTCTGACTGTCCTGTTTCCCCCCAAAATGCTGATCCGTAATCAGTGCTATCTTCATCATTTTCCTTTTTGTATTTCAACCAAACATTATTCCATTCGTTACCACAACGAGTACAATAAAATATTTGTTTCATTATATTATTTTCTAGTTCTTCTAATCTATATCCGCAGTTCTTAAAACTATGGTCTGACTCATGCTCTTTACATCTTGGACATTCTATTATAGTCAAAACATGGTAGTTCATTAAATTCCTTAACTATTTGAATACAGTTTATCATATAAAACACATTAATACAAGGAAAAACTTCCTAACCCCAATATAGCTCTAAAGTTGGTGTTCTGCTAGGAAAATTAGACTGACGTTCAGATTGACGAAAAAATAGTTCTAAATTAGCTTTAGGTTTCTTTTTCTTATCTGGATTTGTAGCATACTTTTCGTGTGTTTTCAAATAATCTATCCATACTTTAGTTATCTTTTTATTGTCCTCATTATCAGGACTCAGCTCATTTAGAATACCAGACCTTTCAACAAACAGGTATTTGATATGCATCAGTTTTCTTTCCTTTACAATACGCCTTACATAAGATTGATATATAATTTGTGTAAAATAAGAGAAAGGATTCTTTGATTTAGCTGGATTGAAGTTATGAGCATATAGTAAACAGTTTTCAACACCATCAGAAATCAAGTCATCTCTAAACGAATAATTAATAAAGTTAGGACGCATAACCAAATGTTCAGATATTCTTAGAAAACACTCTCCCATATATTCAGTTGAGGGCGGGTCAACATCATCCATTTCACGAGCATCTAAAACTCTAAGTTTCCATTTTGACATTTCCTCAAAGAACTTTTCATTGTCTACATAATGTTTAGCTTTACTTTTCTTATCAGTCATTTTCCGGTACTCCCTAATCCACCTTCGCCACGTTCAGTTTCAGAAAGTTCTGCAACTTCTGTAAGAGAAGCTTTAGTAAATTCAGAAACTACCATTTGTGCTATACGTTCACCCTTCTTAATATCATATCTATGGTGGTCATGGTTTTTTAGAATAACCTTTATCTCACCACGATAACCTGAATCAATAGTGCCAGGACTATTCAATACAACAATACCATGCTTAAATGCTAGTCCAGACCTTGAGCGTATTTGTATTTCATATCCATCAGGAATCTCAACATACAATCCAGTAGATACTGCTTTCCAACTAAACGGTGAAATGTGTCCGTCTTCAGCTGCACATATGTCCATACCAGCATCACCATTTCTAGCATACTTCGGTAATGGATTCTCACTTTTATTTACTATATTAATATTCATTATATCCTCAAATTTTATAATTAATGACCACCAGTTGAAACAGTATATATTGTAAATGGCCGGGGACGTTTATTCATTTTAAACGAATTCACTTTATCACAGACAGTACAAGTAAAATCTTCATAATATACTAAACCTGCAAAACCTTCTGAAGTATTAACTTGTGCTGTTACTTTCTTGCACCTCTCGCACTTCTTCTTCGATGTCTTGATATCCGTCATCTTCCTCTCCTTCGTTAATAAATATCTTTTTTTGTTTAAGAATATGCAGTTTCTTTCTTTCAATCTTATTTTTGACAATCTTCTTATAAGTCTTGCCCATTTCAATTTCCTTTATAAAGTTATTTCCTTACACATATAATCAAACTTCTCATTTAAATATGTGCTTACTCTTTCCTTCCAATGTTTAATACCATAATTATGATGTTTCTTCCAAATCAAATCATCAACAATATCAAATAATATAGCCTTGTTATGTTTATCATCTAACCGTAACACTCTACCAATTGATTGAAGATTCCTTATCTTTCCTTTATATGGATGAGCAAATATTAAGGTTTGTAGATTTTTAATATTAACACCCGTTGACAAAACACCAGATGATGCTACAATGATTGAGTTTTCAACTTCTGTAACTTGACGTATTCTCTCTCTATCTTCGACCGATGTCTCACCAGCTATAAAGAAAATGTTTCTATCATCTGTATTCTTTTCCTCTATCAACTTATGTAATACCTTACCATGTTTCTCTACAAAGTTAAAGAGAATCAGAACATTACCCTTTCTTGCTAATGCTAAATCACGGATAAATATATTTCGTTTATGGTGTGTTACAACGAAATCAATCTCTTCTTGATATGTAGATTTCTTCTGCTCTTGACGTTCTTTATCTGTATATTTAAGAACTAAACAGTTGATACTCAAATCAGATATATGTTTATTATCCATCAACTCTTTAGATGTTACAGCTGTATATGTTTTACCAAATAATCCTTCAAGAACTAATTTATTCGTCTTAGAGTCTGTAAGTGTGCCAGTTGTACCATAACGATATCTACAAGTGGTCATTTTCTCTAAGATACCCTTTAAACTCTGAGCATTACATAGATGAGCTTCATCACCTATAACCATGCCAAACTTCTTAAAGTATGGAGCACCAAGTCTAAATAATGACTGCCATGTACTAACATATATCTGTTTCTCTGATTCCTTTTCCTTACCTGAATATATCATGTGGCACTGTTCTTCAATATTCCAATCTGGTAACTCTGATGAATAATCTTTGAAATCATTATACATCTGTGTAACAAGATTTGTAGTAGGAACCAATATCAATATCTTATCATTCTCTATAAACTGCTGATGCCATCTAATCAATGAATAGATAACTAAACTCTTACCCGATGATGTCGGTGACAGTAGTAGAGCTCTTTCAGCCTTTGCACAATGTAGAAATGATGCAATCTGATAATCTCTGGGAACAATTGGTTTAGCCTTACAATGTAATTTAAGTGAATCAAAGAAAGTCTTTATACCTTCTACATCCAAACCAGAAAGTTTTTTAACTTCCAGTATATCAGATTGCAATTTATAAGAATGTTTCTCTGCCCAATCCTTCAGATATGGATATAGTCCCAGATACATTTGACCCGTTTGTATATTGAATAAACGTATCTTTCCGTCCCACATTTTTGCTTTAAACTTCGGATGAAACTGACAGTTCGGAACTTTGAAGGAGAAAAATTCATTCAGTTCATAAGCAATGTGTCTCTCACAAGAAACCTGTAAAAAGGTTTCGTTTAACTTTCCAACTGCAATCATCCAATCTCCCCATTCAAAAACTTCCGCCACTTAATAGTATTGCCAATGTTAAAAGACATTGACATTATCGACTTAGAAAACTCTGTAAGTAAATGAAGTTTCTGTTCCTGTGCCTTTACTTTATCTTTAACAAGATTCAGTCGTTCATCTGACCTCAAAAACATTTCAACATCTGCTTTAAGTATCTTTAGATTGAATGGTTCTTTTTGATATTCTTCTGGATCAGCTTTACCAGTGTAATATATCCATCTTTGTGTCCTAACGATATCATATTCTTTCTGGAAAAACCTAAGGCTCATGTGCTCATCATATATCAAATTCTGATATTTTGAACACATCTCCGGCACTGAAAGAGAAGCAATATCAATATTACAATCCTCTTTAATAAATGCTGTGTCTTTGTTTATTATCTCTCGAATATCATCAATTTTCATATATATATTATAACAAAGATTTATGGTAAATACAAGGGAAAAGTTAGCTGACCTTAGCTATAGTGAAGGAGCCAGTATAAGCAAACGTAGCATCTACTACAATAGGTTGCAAATCTGTGGCTGTGGCGTCTAGGGGAATAGCACCTAAAGATGTCGGAAAGGCATCTTTGAAAGTGACATTGTAATTGGGGTTAGTTTTGTTCGTTTGTATCATAATATTCATATCAGACTTAATAGCACCAAATGCGGAAGTAGAACTTATAGCATCTCCACTTAAATTAAACTGTGGAAAATCATCTGGAAAACCAATAGAAATAAGCCAGTTATATACTTCCATATAGTTAGATAAATCCTCATTAACATAAAAGCTAATATTCAAATTTTCAAAGAGTAATCTATCACCCTCAATAGGCACTGGGGTAAATTGTGTAGGTAAAATAGCAGTTCCTAATGATATTGAAGGTATATTAACTGCTTGACAAAAGAAGTCTGTATTAGGCATCCTCTGAAAATTTGTCTCAAAGGATACTACGTTTAATTGATTAATTTCTTTAGGCTTTATTGGCATTATGTTATATGGTTAAGTGTTATAAGTATATTTATAATACATTTAAATCATGTGAGAAAGTGAGAATGGAAAAATATATCAGAGTATATAATAATGTAATTTCAACCGAGTTCTGTGACAAAATCGTAACAAAATTTGAGAAAAACTCCTCTCAAATGGAAATCATCGATAATCAAGAAAGACCCACCTTCCAACAAATCAATCTCCACCAGCATGATGAATGGGCTAAATTCAGAACATCATTAAATATCGTATTCAAAAAATATTTAAAACAATACAAAGAAGACTGTGGTATTACAGAATATCATTGGCCAGAAGAATATGGATTTGAACAATACAGAATGAAACGATATATGCCCAACGGTAAAGACCAATTTAAAGCTCATGTTGATGTTATGAATTATGCTACCAGTAGACGTTTTCTCGTATTCTTTTTATACTGTAGTAATAATGATGCCGGACAAACAGTGTTTAATGATATGGGTATCAGTACACCATGTACTAAAGCTAGTCTACTTATGTTTCCACCTTTATGGCCATATCTACACTCAGGAGTTAAACCAATCAATACAGCTAAATACATTATTGGAAGTTATTTACATTACATATGATAAGCATATAAACTATTAGATAAGTAATATAGTTATATATCTGACCCACCCAACAAGTATATAGTATCATATAAAAAGCAGCAATACAAGGAAAAGGTTCAACTATATTTATAACCTCTGCTCTGTAGCTTTACTCTGTTCTTTAGATGCTCTTTCTCTATATCTACCTTAGACTGTCCAAAATACTCTACTGCTAAATTAGTTTCTATCATTACTTGATTTAGATTTACTATGTCGTTTTCTTCCTCAACAAGTATCTCTCCAAGTATTCTCCCAAACTTACCTTTCTTATCAAGGTATGTCCTTAGTGTTATATAAGAGCCTTTAGGGCAATGGTCTTTTAAAAACTGTGCTGATATCTTTCCGTAATATTTTTCTTCTTTATCTCTAGTTCTTGATTCAGGTGTATCCAGTCCGAAAAGTCTAATTCTTTGTTTAGAAAGTATGATATCAAATCCTAAATCAATATCAACATCAATGGTGTCGCCATCAACTATGCGAACTACTTTAGATTTATATTCGTTCATTAGTAAACTCAAAAAAAAAAGA